CATCTCTACAGTCATAGTGTCAGACACCTTGATTGTTTTTTCGTGGCCATCTTTTTCTACCAACTCAAAGTTATTCAAATTGATAATGACATCTTGTTTTTCTTGACAATGACCACATGCAAATCTTGCATCGATGTCAGAACCAATCGATGACTTTCTCAACTGCATGAATATGTTCTGCATGTCAAAGATGGGCAGTTTGTCACCCTCAATTTTTCCGAACGAACAGTTTGTGATAATCTGTTGCGTTGCTCTCACCATGTCTAGAATTTCATTGGTCTCTGCAGCCATGACCAAAAGTTTTTCTTCTTTAACTAGAAATGGTCTGAACTGAAAATTTTCCTTTTTTGAATGTACATAAACGTCAATCAAAGGATATTCTGTAATAGGTAACGCCATTATTAAACTCCAATTATTTTGAAATGTTATCTAAGTATATCATTGAGAACTCCTGTCACTGCATCTCCGACTGCATCACCAATTGAACTAGTGAGGCCGCCAATGCCTTCACTGGGCCCTGCCTCCCAATATCTGTAACAGAATGTCACTGATACTCTAACAATACCATCTCCACCATGTGCGACAGGAGTGATATTCAACAATCTGGGAAATGCTTCCATGAGTTTCCAACTGGATCGCACATTGTCCTTTCGGTCCAAGACCTTCACATCTACTTGACCAAATATAGCATAGTCATCGTAATAGTTTGGTTCTTTGCCACCGGCGGGAACAACTTCATTCATCCAGTTTTCCAAGTAGGTTCTTGGGGTCCAATCTGAATCGCAGTAGAATGTGAACGCGGCAGATTCTCCAAAGAATTCTATACCGTGAACTCTGTTCTCTGTCCACATACCAATCTTGGTTGGCGCCCATAGTGCCTGCAAGCCTGGGACAGACGCTTCTTCACAGAGAAGTGAGGGCATTCTGTCTCCGCCAACAGGACTGTGCAACTGAATCTCAAATCTGTTTGCTCGAGCTAGGTCACTACTTCTGACTTGAGCGAGAAAACTGTTTAGGTCAAAATTTGCCATTTACATCATACCCCTAGAGTCTGAAAATACTGAGGACTTACTTGTGTTAAAATCTTCTACTGGAAGGAATATCGCAGCCTTCCAATCAAGCGGGTCGATTCTGTAAAAAGAACTACGCATCTGTGTAGTCAAATATCTTTTTACACAAGGTTTGACTTCTGGAAATCTGGCAGCACTACTTAGTAACTCCCAACTATATCTCATCTGTGACTGCGAAGTTAATTCTTTGTCATCCAGAGTTTCCAACAGTTTACCCAACAACTGCGCTCGTAAAAGATACGGTAGATAATGTAAATTCATTCCCCAGAATCCATCGTTTGTTGGTTCAAACGGTAGACACAGTGGAAATGCATCAAAGTACGGCAACTTGTTTTTGTGCTTTGCATCATATCTGAACAGATACATTTCACCAATATCATATATGGTCTGTCTCTTTGCAATGCTCGAAGACATCGCTGTACTCGGGTTATTGATTCCCCTCGCAACGTTTCTGACTTGATTCATGTACCAACTGAACGATTTTGACTGATCGTTGGAATTGGCCCTTATCTGTTCAAATGGGTTTGCCATGAACACTATTTATAAGAGATTCCCAATTCCTTTTCTGTTATTATCTTAAATTCCCATCCACGATCAAGACAGTATTCCTTTGCGGATTTCCATTTGGCCTCATTGACTCCCCATTGTGCCACCTCTTCCAAATATTTTTTTGTTCTCTTTCTTGGTTCTGGGGGTTTTGTAAACCTAGAAGGTTTGATTTCAATGAGGTACGACTTGCCCTTTATGTTCACATAGAAGTCAACATAGTATCTGTGTATTCTTTTGTCTAGTGGAGACCTATATGGAATGATGATTGACTCGGAAGACCATGACATAACATCTGGATTCATGTCACACCAATTCATAAATTTCAACTCATATCCAGACCTATATACTATCTGCCGAGAGTCCCCGACATATTTCTTAGAGTTTTTGGGAATAAATTTCCCTTGATGCAAATCTTTTCTATATGGCATTATAAATAGTCCGATAATAACTAAACTATTTAGGTGCGAGACCCATGGCAACAGATGTTGATCTTATTCCACGCCGCTCTACTAAATTCTATAATAACAATGAAACTTCTAATAACGGGTTCAGTACAATTGAACCCAGACTGAAGCCACCATTCTATTATAGATTTCCTATGGACATGGATATTTCAAACCGAACGGGTAGCGGTGGCGGTGTACACACCGTAAAGATAAAAGCCAACGCTGCTGGTAGTGGTGGGCAAGTGGGGGACATTGGAGAAGGACTTCAAGATGGTATCGATAATGTCCTTAACGAAATTGGTCTCGGAGAAACCGGCAACAGCAATTCTCAATCGGCCGAAAATGGCGGCGGCGCTGGAGGCACGGGTTCTGCAACCTCAGCTGGTGGCACCGGCGGTGGCGCTGGAGGCGGCGCAGGCGGCGGTGGTGGCGGCACTACTCAAAATTTGGGAAGTATGGAATTTATCATGACAAACTCCCCAGAGAATAGAATGTCTGCTCAGTGGGATGGGACCGACTTTGGTCTTTTGGGTGCTGCTCTAGAACAGTACAGAAAGGGCGCATCTATAGAAGAGGCTTTGAAATCAATAGCAAATAACCCAGATGACACCGCTGAATATGCTCTAAGAAAAACCATTGCTATGGCAACCGCTGTAAAACAGTTAGCGTTGGGTGGAACTGCACCAGATACGATTGCTGCTGCTTCTAAAAGAGTAGAAAACCCCTTCAGAGAACAGTTGTTCAAAACAATGAATTTTAGAACATTCCCCATGCAGTTTAAAATTGCCCCAAAGAGTGCCGCAGAAACCGCACAGGTACGCAACGCTATCAGGGAATTGGAAAGACATATGCACCCAGAAAAGAGTGGTTTGTTTTTGGTTTATCCTTCCGAATTTGAAGTAGAATTCCAGTATAATGGCAGCAGGAATGAATTTTTGCCAACTCTTAATACATGTGTTTTAACTGACATGAATGTGCAATATGGTCACGGTGGATTCATGACCAGTTTTGCTAACACAAACGGCGCTCCAACCGAAATTACTTTGACGCTCTCCTTTAAAGAACTCTTTACAAGAGACAGAAGCCATATTGATTAAGGAATCAAACAAATGTTTTTTAATAAATTTCCAAGAACTAGATATGTCATCGATAATTCGGCTTTCAGCGTCCCCGACCTTTTTCGCAGGGTTGCTCCAAATGAGAAAATAAATGAACAGACCGTTTTGGAATACTACGCGGTAAGAGACGGCCAGACTCCAGAAACACTCTCATATGACTATTATGGATTTGCCCGTTACTACTGGACCATATTGTTGGCCAACAACATCATCAATCCATATGATGAGTGGGTAAAAGATTCTACCGATTTGTATGCTTATGCTTTAGATAAGTATGGTAGTAAAGAAAGATTAAGAGACCCGCACCACTACGTTTTTGCTGACACTGATGTACAGGTAGATTATAGTCAAGGACAAGTTGATGGCGGATTCGTTATCCCCGTGACAAACTATGAATACGAAGTCGCAGAAAACGAAAAGAAAAGAATTGTCAAACTTATAAAAAAAGAACACATCGAAACCTTTGCAAGACAATTTGAAAACCTTGTGAGAAGTTAAATAATGGCTAAAACCGAACAACGATTAGTACCAGGCCGATTTCGTCCTAATACAATCACCCTTTCTGGTCAGGGTGGAACGCAGGACTTGAAGTTTTTTGCTCTTGAAGTAATCATTTATGAGAATGTTTTGCAGAATTGTATTTTTGCTGATGTCTCACTTGGTGATGCAAAAAACCTGATTAGAGAATTGAGACTCAAGGGCGGTGGTTCAAATGAAAAGGTAAAGATAAGTTTTCAGTCCTCCTCTCCAATTAGAGGTTCTTCTCTAGATTTTGAATTTATTGTTTACGGAATTGAAAATAGATCACTCAAAGAGGATAGAGAACAATTTTATACTCTTAGATGTATATCAGAAGAGGGATACAACGATTCTAGTAGGGTTGCCACAAAAAGATTTGATGGCGAACCACAGGCGGTCTTACAACAAATTTATGATGAGTATGTGAGTATCGGAAAGGGGTTGGATTTCTTTGGTGTGACATTTAAAAAACCAGAGTTTGTTATGACTGCAAACTATTGGTCTGGGTTTAGGGCGATGAACTACGCCTGCAAACAGAACGCACCCAATCTTCCTTACATGTTGAACGTGTTGTACTTTCAAAGTGACAAGAAAAATTACTGTACTAGTCTGTCACGAATGAGACACGTTTACAAGTCTTCAAGAAAACTGTATGATTATTTTGAATTGCTTCCAAACTTGGATGCAGAATCAGCTGGTGGTGATGGTAGTAATAGACCGACCGAGTATAGTTATATACACCCGTTTGTTCATGCAAGCTACAATGTAATACGAAATTTTTCTGGACCAATTCTCAGCAATGCGGTTCAAGATTTAAACACTGGATACATGGGAACACTTGGTATTGGTTTCGACATGATGAAGAGACTGCCCTATCATATGATGTTTGATTACACACCGAATCAGGCGGGTGTTCCTGGCTTGCCTGCGGTTGCAGGAAACAAGGCACTCATCAAAGAAAAGTTTGGTAGTTTCCACCATCTTGCCCCAGTAAACCCCATTTCTGACCAAGTAAAATTTCACCCATATTCAAATGTCAGAATGAAGGTTGGTAATCACAATCTCTGGGATGACAAAGAGTTTGGATACGAGAAAAAGTTTTTCTATGATACTGTTTATAGGGACACTGCTGTTTCGGAAATTACTAGAAACCAAGTGGACATTACGGTAAACGGTAGAACGGATGTTGACTTGGGACAATTAGTTTATATAAGAATACCAGACGTAGGACCAAGGGGTATGGGTAGAGCTGACGGCAAAGGCAGAGAAGAAGATAAAAGGACTTCTGGTTTGTATCAGATTATTGGTATTAGACATGAATTTAAATTTGGTGATGAATTTGACCATCAAATGAAATTAGAGTGCATTAGAGATGCACATGAGGAAGGTTAATAATGGGAAGTCTTAGATATCCTCCGTTTTCGTGGTGGCAAGGTGTTGTAGAGGACAGGGATGACCCTGCTCTCATGGGAAGATACCGTGTCCGTATTTTAGGACACCACACACAGAACAAAGAGAAATTGCCTACTGAACATCTTCCGTGGGCGATTCCGTTGCAACCGATTTCGTCAGCGGCGATTTCTGGTATTGGAACTTCACCAACAGGTTTGGTTGAAGGTTCTGCTGTTATGGGATTCTTTGCAGATGGTGATGAGGGCCAGATTCCTGTTATCATGGGATCGTTTGGTGTTACTTCACATTTGCCAAGAGAGGATGATGGTGGTGAAGTTATTCCTTTTGACAGAAGTCTTGTAGGATTCTATGATCCAAAAGGTGTTCATCCACACTATCGATATCCCAAGAGAAAGGTTACAAACAAACAGAAACCGGAACCAGCAGATGGTGTCACTCATGCAAGTGGTAGACCCAGAGAAACCCCAGAATACAGTGATGATGGTGACGATGTTGGTGAGAACATTTTGCAGGAAGCGGATTCTTCCCGTCTTGCTAGGGGTGTCCCAGGCGAACAACCCCATGTTGAAGAACATTACTCTCTAAAAGGCAAAAGAGAAAGTCGAGTCACGGACATACCAATTGCTATGCCCAACCTTGCCAGTGGCG